ACGCTTACCACGATTTCGTGGAATGCATATACCCCGGTGTACGGTTTCGGGAACCAGATTGTAGATCCTCGACATCAGGGGCCTACCCAGACACCCGGACATGACTTGTTCGGATCCACTGGGGCCTCAGCTAATGATGCTCTGCAGTTCAAATTTGACGTAGTATGCGGTTGGCGCCAATTCATTTGGACCGAAAGTCGCGAAGGTTTCGTCATCATGCCCCGTGGCGTGTTGGCTAGCGTCGCGAAAAAGTTCAATCAGAAATTGCGTAACCCCGCCTCTTGGGCGGACGTTAACCACTACATGGTCAAGGCGATTGACAAGGCTAGACTGCCCCCAGATATGCAGTTGGCAGCAGCGACTATTGGCGCTGCTATCGCTTTTAATATGAACTTGCACAACGAGATAAACGTCAGCCAAACCCAGGCGACGCGCTATGGCGATTGGTGGAAAATCCACGCCCAATTAGTAGCGCTCACACCAATTAAGGTGTTTAACTGGTTTCTTTGGTCGTTCGTTTTGGTTTGCTGTCTGGTCGTTGCGATTTTGGTCCTCGCATACGTCCCTTGGGACCACCATGTGGTGGGGTTGAGCCTTATTTTGATCTGGGCATTGGTGTGCTTAGTATTCATGTGCTGTTACTGCAGTGCACGGAATATACAGGCCGAGACCATCGACTATTGGAGCACGAACCTCTATCATGAGAGGCGTGCTTCGAACATCTTTGGTAGGGCGATTTTGGCGGTTCGAAAGCGATTCACTGCGAATCCTAGCTTGGTCCAACCGCTGCTCCCACCCGTTCAGGGCGAGCTAGCTCAACTCGAAGAGGGGAATCTACGCCACCCGGCGACAGTACCCGAACCGCTTTTAATTGGCGGTCCTGTGTTTTCCACCTCCATGCCCGCTGTTCACCAACAGGGCAGGGAAGCAGATTTGGTCATGATCACTCGACGAGTGATGACCGAGAACACTGACGTTGATCCTGCGGCATTAGCGCTGCTTAGGTCGAACACCGCCCGCGAATCACGTGTCCTTGATGAGATCAGGATCCGTGACGATGAAGCGGCGTTCGACTCGTGGGTTAGTCAGAAAAAGTTCCCAGCGTACGTGCAAGAAAAGTTTCGAAAGCTCAGAGAGCTGTGGAAGGAGAGCGATCCCATCGGATTCATTCTCCGTCTTTTCACTAAGTTGGAGAAGGACAAGATGCATACGATCGACGCCAGCGCCGAGCACAAGCCACGTGGTATTGCTGCACCGCCGGACGAGGTCAAGGCCCTCACTGGACCTGCTATTGCCCAGATCTATAGTGCTGTAAGGAAGAAGTGGAATGGCCGCAAGTGCCGAATTGTCTATGCCTCAGGCTATACCCCCGATGAGCTCGGCGCGATCTTAGATGACTTCGCCGAACGACACGGGGGTTATGACAATCTTCGCGCTGTCAGTGATGACATGGCAATCTACGACTCGACCCTACAGAATGAGTTGCTCAAGGAACGCGAGCGCTATAAAAAGATGGGCATGAAGGAACGCACTTTCGCTTGGCTCAATGCCGCACGCAGCCGCGGCATTTCGAAGTATGGCATTCACTTTAACATGGGTGAGAAAGAGGTCGATGGTCAACGGGT